CCACATCCACATCCGAAATCAAATGCTCTCTTTCCTTTCCATCTTTCAGGGTTGAACTTTACATCCCCTAATAAGATAGCCCAATACTCTGGGTCTGGATTGTGTTGATGATGATTATCTACCGTCATCCCACTATGATAAGATTCAAACTTATCCTTATAATCTTTTAAGTAACCTTCTAAATTTTCCATATTATTGTTTATTTGATTTTGGTGTTGTTATTACTTTACCTTTAGGAACTGCCCATTGTTCTGGGTTTACTAAATCTAATTCAGTATTCATTACAGTTACTTCAGTAATAGGAATTGTTGGTGCGTTTTGTTGAGCTAATAGGTTTTGGTATTTAATCTCTGCTGAATTCCTTTGTTGTATTGTAGCAGTTAAGTAAGCCTTATGTTTCTTTAATTCCTCAAACATAGCAACTCTTTCTCTTTCCACATGGGCTACATAGGTTGCCATCTCCATAAAATCCTCTTTAGTGAGGTTGTCTAAATCTAATTCTTTGTTATCCATATATTTTGTTTTATCTTACGCTTATTATATATTTTCCAGCTGATGTTGCTTTATTACTTAACTTCATCATTGAAGCGTAACGAGCTGCATCTATTAAGTGATTATTAAAATCTATTGGTCTATCTAATTGCTTTCCGAATCTATCACTACTCCACTCATACGAATAGAACTCATTGATTAGATTCTGACATGTCTTAGGTATGTTTATCTTATAGTTCTGCATTACCTGAATACCAAAGTTAATACTATCCTTTCCTTTGATTACAGGCTTTATATTAAATCCTTCTCTATATAATTCTTCTATTAATCTTGGTTCTGCACTATCAGCCCATATCTCCTCTCTACCTTTCACTACTCCTTTCAACATAGTCACTATATCGTTTGTCACCATTCCTCTTTCATAGCAATGCTCTATAATGTATAGCTCGTTATTGTATTTCCAAATGCTAGCCAATGCAGTAGGGTCTGAACTATATCCAAAGTCCAAACCAAATGCTATAAACTCTGCATCATCCGGCAACCATTCACATTGAGTAAATTCAAATATTGCTTTCTCATTACCTACCCATTCTCCTAAACCATAAACCTTCCATGCTTTTTGATTAGTATATTTTAATTCCTCAATTGCTTTCTTAACTGTGGTATCTAAATAAGGATTGTTCTTATAGGTTGTAAAGTATCTGCTACAATCAGCCATTACTCTTATCCAATGATATGGAGATACAGTAGGGTTATAACTTAATACGATTGGGCCTGTTGTACGAATTTGTAGCTGGAAGTATGATTCTTCATCTATCTCATTTGCTTCCTCTAGCCATAAGATAGTACTCTTTAATCCTCTTAGCTTCTCAGCATCATCCGTTGATATGAATTGTATTATTGAATCATTATAGAACGTATATATTCTATCTGATATATTAAAATCATTTTCATTCCATATATCTAACAATTGCATCACATCCTTAAAATCCTTCATTACAGTCCTTTTAAGCGATGGTATTGTCTTACGAACAATTGTTATTATCTCTTTCTTTTCAAGCGCTTTAACGATACACCATTGAAGTAGCGCATAGGTCTTACCGCTCCTTGTGCCGCCTATGTGGTGAGTCACTCTTGTTGGTGAGTTATCCTGATTAGTGTATGTAACTGTTGTGTTTATTTCTAAATTCATCTTGTAATTTGTATAATTCTCCCAACATTTTTAAATAGCTTCTAATCTGCTTATCCTTATTAATATCATCCATTGTTATATTAGCTAGTGAAATCAATTCATCAGCTGTATCGTACATATATTGATATGGATTATTTTTATATGTAATATATCCTTCTGCTAATATGTTTGTAAGATTATCAAGTCCTATCTTAGCAATTACTTTCTTTTCAATCTTCAAAGCATCTTCTTCAGATAGATTATTATAAGCTATATCAATATCATATTCACCTATTACATTTACAAAGTTAATCCACTTAGAACTTCGTTTTGTTGAATAAGCTCTATTACCCTTTCCCTTTCCAACATAGAATGGTGTTCCATCTTTTGTTTTATGTAAGTAAACGTAGTAGTTATTCATCTCCTAATATCTTTTGAGTTACATTGACAGTAATTTGTTCTATCCTCTGATTTACTTCTGCTTTCATTTCAGTACGTGATAGTTTCGGCATTGAAAATTCTAAAAGTTTTAAGGCTATATTGATTGCAGCCTCTGGGTCTTTCTTTCTTATCTTCTCCAAATCGGTTGATAGGTTATCTAATACTAAGTTTGTAGCACGAGCAACATTCAGTTTCATCATTTCAGTGCTACGATTAATAGACCCCTTTGGGCGGCCTTTAGCTAATTTATGTCCAGGTTCAAACTTTCCCATATCATTTAATGGATAATTACCATTATTTTAATGTATTTATATATTTTAACACATATATCCACCTTTGTAGTGAACGTATCAGGAGACCACCTAAGAATTGCTTCTGAAGGGATTCTCTATTGTTTCTCTTAAATGTTTCTTAGCTCTTTTGATTTGTGTGAATGAAGTGGATTTGCATATCTTAATTTCTGCTGATAACTTTTCTAATGTCATCTTATCATCAAAGAAATATAGTTGTGCTAATTTAGATGCCGGCCATAGTTTAGTCCTTTCCATATTCTTTAGCTCATCTATTATCTGATTGTATGCTTTATCTATTCTCTCATCTGAATCTATATCGTATTCAGTATCAGGCGTGTCCGTTTCCGTATCAGGTTGGTATTGGATTTTCTTATCCCTTTTTACTTTGTTTAGGAATCTGCTCTTTACAAAAGCGTAGCAATACATAACGTTAAATGAATTACCCCACCATAAGGAAGGATTAATTCTTTCTCCTAAGTAAACATAAAGTTCTCCAACTAAATCTTCTGCTACATCTCTATCCTTTACGATATTGAATGTAGCTGCTAATAGCCATTTATGAGATTCTTTATATAGGATTTCTAATCGTTTTGTATTTTCTAATCGCTTATTATGCATCTCTTTCTCTTACAAACTTTCTTAAGTCTTCAACACATGCTCCCCATAGACCGGCTGATGATTTACACGAACATGGTTGATTAATTCTTTCACCTCTTATTGCGTTACACTTGCTCCATAGAGTACTCATTAAGTGTTCAGGAAGAAACGATTTAATGCCTTCTAAGTGTTCCTTTAACTCTTGGAACTCCTGTAAGTTTAAAGGTGCGTATTTACTTTCTGGTACAGGTGCTTGTGTTGGTATTTGTTCTGACATATATTATAATTTTATTCCGTTACTACATCCAAATAGATTATCTAAATAATCTTTGCGTCTTTCACATCCGCAATCAGGGTTTTTAAAGAATGTCCAAGATATCCATCCTGCTAATGTTTTTCCATGTCCTAATGTTACTACATTAATTAATCCTTCTAGCCATGTTCCAAATCTCCATATACATTTCATATTATTTAACTTTTGCTAATTTATTTAACTTTATTCTCCAATGAAGTTGGTTCTCTGAACGAGTCATATATTCTAAATTCTCAACTCTATTATCGTGTTTATCCAAATTTTTATGATTAACCTCTTTACCCTTTGGAATAGGTCCTAAGAAAGCTTTCGCCACAACTCTATGAACCCTTCTCCATAATCTTTTCTTTGTTTTACCTTTGCCAATGAAACAGCCTATATATTTGTAACCGCTTGGATGATTACGAGGTCTGAGAATTCTCATTTCACCTTTAGGATTATAACGAGGTGATACTTTTGTTGAATAAATTATTCCTAAGTTTGAAACATAATAATCTGGTAACCCGTCTATTTTTTTAATTATTTCTTTTGCCATTGTATATTATTTGTATTTAAAATTATATTTTCTTGATGGTGTTCTACCATTAGCTGCATTACATACTGTTGATACTCCCAATTTTAATTCTTTAGCTGCTTCAGTTGCTGATTCAAACTCTTTAATAAAATTATCACTTTTATCAAAAACTAAAATTGGTTTTTTACAAGCTTCAGTTCCAGCTAATCTAGCTTTTTCCCATCTACCATCAGCTATTGCTTTTTTACCAGCATTAGCCCATGCTTTCTTTTGTAATTCAGCCCATTTACCTGAATTCACAGTTTCAGTTGCTTTATCAGTTCCCCACTTCTTTCTCCATTCCATTTGCTTTTTAGTATTCTTTCCACCACCTTTTTTACCCATAAAAGCAAACTTATCGCTATAAACATTATTACCATTATCAACTTGATATCCGTACTTTCTTTGTAATTGTCTTTCTCTATCTGATGCTAAATTAATATCATAATGTTCTTCCAAAATTTCATATTCAGTAAATCCTTGTGATTTAATTCTATGTTTTAAATTTTTGGTACATCCTATTTTAACGCCAGGTACATGATATATGTAATACATTATCTATAAATATTAGTAGTTCAGAAAAGCAAGCATAAAAAAGAGAGACTGGAAATGACACCAGCCTCTCAAAATATAGGGTAAGCAAGGGGAATAAAATATAAAATGGCAATTCGATAAAATAAAGACCCCCTGCTTAGTATAAGTATTCAAACGTAACATATTTTTCCCTAATCTTTTTTATCTTCTTCTACTCTTATAAAGTTTTTTAATTCTTCTGCTGGAATTTGGAAATCAATATCTCCTACGTTCTCCGCGTATGTTGCTGCTAATTTAGCCCAATCTAAATTCTCAAATACAAATGCCATTTCTTCTTTGGTCACTTCATTTGATTTCTTACTTAAAATTTCATTTATGTTCATACTATTGTTTGTTTAATTTTTTTCTGAGAATCTCTACCTCTCTATTGATTTCATCTAATTTATACACAGTAGCAAATTTAGTTTCTAAGTACTCTGTATCCAATACATCCACAAATGCTCTTTCCATTTCTTTGCGTAATTTATTCTTTGATTCATTTTGAGCTTTAGCTTCTTCTCTAGCAACATAGTTTTGTAATTCTTTAATCAAATCAGTAGCATCTTCTTTATCTAACTGAAATGATAGGGATAGTACAACTCCCTCATTTGTTTTTTTAACTTCTAGCATATTATTTTATTGTTTTGTAAAGATACGAAATTTATTCCAAACTACCAAAGATTTTATCAAATTCTTCTTCAGTCATTATAGGTTTAAATTCTCTTTTTTTAGGCTGAAGTACTTTAATACTTTCACTAACAGGTGCTTCTGCTTCTATTGGTTCACTAAATAAACTCCAATACTTTTTAGTTAATTCTTCATCACTTTTCATAACTTATTTATTGTTTATATAATTTAAAATGTCTTGAGTAGAAATATTTGAATTAAAGATTTCAGCAAATGAACTGACACTGTTACCTGGTATACTGCTATTGCTTTCTTGTATATTCTTTTTTAATATTATCTTTTCTTCTTCTTTCTTTTCTTTAGATACAGGTTCTCCACCTGTCGATAATCTACCTGCGGTTAATCCACCATCGGATAATCTATCAGTAATAAGGTAATGATAGTTAAATCTACCTAATGCAGCTCTTTCTTTGATTACTTTAATGTAACCAAAATCAACACACTCTTTCCATACTCTATTGAATTTAACTCTATTCATATTAAGAGCTCTTTGTACCTGTCCTTTGTATATAATCCAACTCTCAGGTAATGAAATTATAAACATAACCAAAGCCCTAGCTTCTAAAGTTAGTTTAGTATTTTGAATTAATTCATTTGAAATAGGTGTGAAGTTGTGCTTAGAAGTATTGACACTTCTTACAATCTTAGTTGTGTTTTGTTGTGTTGCCATTTTGTTTTATTTTATATTATCCTACTAATAAATACAGTCCAAAAATAGATTAGCTCAAAAATGTGGATAACTTTATAATATTTTTTTATTGATTATCTTATAGAATCGGATAACTCCATTAGCCTGTAACCTATCCATTTCAGGCTTTACATACACTACACTACCAACATACATAGCATCGTTATCAGACCATGCGTATATATCATCAATAGTAATAGCTTTAGTACCTTTATCAGTTTCAATAAGGAATTGTACTTTGTATTTTTTACCAGTTTCTTTTCTTAATATAATTTTTTCCTCATCAACTCTATCTTGTAGTTCATGCGGAATAGCCCGTAATAGAGCTTCTAACTTGCGTTCTAACGCTAATATTCTATCTTCCATAACTTATTTGTTTATACAAAGATACGAAAAAAATACTAAACTACCAAACATTTTACCCTTTAATTTGCTGTTTTTAGCTAACGTGTTGATAATCAATGGCATAAAAAAAGCCCCATTTTAGAGGGGCTTTATACGTTTGTTATGTTCGCTGGCAGGCGCCTTATTAACTATCGTATTTATCTTCCATATTTTGAACGAATCATTCCACAAACTTTCTTAGCTATTTCTTCATCTCCATATCTTTCAGTTTGGTCTGCAATACATTGCTCCCAAGGATAATCTTCCTGTAAGTTTATTCCAGCTTCTATTGGACCTCTACAATCAGGTACTTCTCTACCATCTAATATCTTTGTACCAACTTGTATATAATTTTCCCAACAAGCAGAACTATTTTCACCTAAGTTAATACCTTCAAATTTAGTATCATAAGCTACTCTAGCCATTACTTTCTTATCAGTAGATTTAATCTTACTCATTGTAGATTTATCCCATTTTGATTTACATACTGCATATCTTTGTGCTTGGTCTGGGAAACTTTCTTTTTCTTCACTCATACATCTACCAATGAAATCTGATTCATTTTCCGATGCGGTTGGTTTTACTGGCATATTATTAAATTTTGATTTATCAGATAATTTTCGTATCTTTGTACCAATATAACAATCATCCACCAATTTGTTATAATATAAAGCAAAAGTTACAATGGGCCGTAAGAAAAATCCAAATAGTGTTTCAAATTACTTCAATTCAGACGTTGAAGAAGCAATCCAGCTATATAATATAGCAGAAACTCAAGCTGAAAGAGATAGACTGTTTCGTATAATATATCCTGCTATCTATAAGATTGCGGAAGTTTTATATAATAAAGTAAAACCAACCTATATGGATGGTGAACCTTTGGATATTATGATGGATTGTACTTCTTATCTTACCGAAAGAATGTATAGGATTAAAGAAGGTAAAGGTAAAGCGTTTTCTTATTTTACAGTTTGTGCACGTAATTACTATATCTTTCACAATACTAAAGCATATACAGGTACAAAGAAAACTATTAAGTTAGATTATTTAAATGAGAATTGGGATATAGCTGATGATAGTTCTAAACGAATAGAGGAAATGGAAATTTCAACTAAACTATTACATGCATTCGTAGATTATATGGATGAGCATAGGAATAAGTTTGTTAGTACTAAGAAAGGAAATATTGTAGTAGCAGCTGTTATTGATTTTCTACGTGATGTAGATTCTATTGAGGATTTCAATCGTAGAAATATAATGAATGATTTAACTGAAATAAATGGATACAAAGTAGATAGACATTATATCACAAAAGTATTCAATAGATTACAAATGCACTTTGGGGTATTTAGTAAGGAATGGTTAAAAACAGGTAAACCAATTCCGTTTTGGGATAAAGCTGAATTAACTCCAGAAGAAGTTAAATTTTGTGTAGAAAATTATACACCAAATAAAGGTGGACTTAGTATAGTTGGATTATCTAAAAAGTTTAATGTAGAAGAATATACAGTAAGAAAAGAATTATTCAAAGCAGGTTTAGCTGCTTCCTTTTAAACTATATCGTACTTAACACCATCCTGCTCAAATGCAGTAATAAGGTCATAAACAAAAGTTCTATAAGCTCCTTTCTTCATATCGTAGAATATCATATACCCTAAAGCATTATAGTTGTATGGTACACCAGGTGAACGAGATGGTCCAGCGAATGAGAATAACTCTCTACCTTCGTATGAATCACCTTCAATAGTTCTTCCCCAAATCTTAAATGGTCTATTCCAATTTAATGTTTTTGTTCTAAGAGCTCTGCGTGACATTACTCTTTTCTCAGCGAATTTTAAATACTTCTTATATACTGAACTGATATTCATATTACAAAAATGATTCTATTGTTTTGATATGTCCATCCATATAAGATACATCACTTACAATTCCATGCTCCTCATCTATCTCATGTATAATATCCTTATAATCTTCTACTAAAAGGATTGCTTCTTTCAATTGTTGTGGTGTTGCTTTC